TGACATTCTTTAATCCTCCACCAGAAGGGTTCTATATATATATTTGTTCTGGTTTTGTTCCTGCAAAAAGTTTAAAATTTTGTAGTAGAAGTTTAAACACCAGGTGGTGGTTCTACTTCAATAACATAATCTGATATTCCAAATTGTGCTGATATAGAATTAGCTGTATTACTAGAAGCAGCTACATTTGTATATCTATGAATAGGTTTATATCTTAAAGTAGTAGAATTTATTTTTTTTAATCCAATTGTATATATATCAGCTTGTGTTGAAGAAACAGATGCTAATATACCAGGACTGAAAAATCCAAAATAGTTGTTTGTATTTAATACTATTAGATCGTAATAAGATGAAAAATCTCCAAAGTTGGATAAAGAATATATTCCAATAACTTTTATATATCCTGTTTCTCCACTAGAAAATACAGGACTACCCAAAGAATTATAAACTACAACTCCATAATCAGGAAGAGCATGTATTAATTCTGATCTCCAACACATCCAAGGAACTGTTAGTCCAGCTGTATCTGATATTATCTTTGCTGCAGTTATATCTGAACCACTTTTATCATAAGATGGAATAGCAACATATCCTCCAGTAACTGGTTGAAATAAAACTATAGGAATAGCATCTGTATCTGTAATATTAATTGTATACAAAGTGTCTGCGTTAACTATATTAATAGTTCCTTTTTCAGCGTAATTTAAGAAAGGAGATTTACTATCAATAACAATTCTATTGTTTAAATTTTTTATTAAAAGTCCATATTCTGCCATAGTTAGTATCCAAATAAAATAAGAAGAGTATCACCATAAACAATGGTTGAAAATAAAGTTGAAAACATTCTTCTTGTTGTAACTATAACATCATAACCCGAAATACTTATTCCTGTTGCACAATACGCCATTTTGTTTGTTTCTAAAGAAATAGCAAGACAATAGAAATCTGATCCATCATTTGAGTTAGCTTCTGGAAGAACATTTGAAAATGTTGTAGTTCCAGCTGAAGATATAACCGTGGATGCAACTGCTCTTAACCATCTATCTGCTACTTGTAAAATAGTAGATCCATCTTCATTGTAAATTTCTATTCCATAGTTCCCGGTTTCTGTAGAATACTTAACTCCAATTTCAATAAAGTAAATAGAAGCTTGATATGCTGTCGTAGTATTTGCATTCTTTGCATACATACTAATATCTAGATTTCTAACATCATTCCATGTCCATGTTGCAGGAGCATTTGTTGCTTTTGTTATGTCCCAAGTTCTAGTTGTTTTACCAGATGAAGAATAAACCATAGAATTATCTAATCCATCAACACCATTGTATATAGGCAACATATATAAAGTTAGATTAGAACTAGCTAATTGATAAGTAATTCTTATATATACATTTGAAATTGGATTATCTGCATCATCTAAAGCAGGAACATTATTACCAGTTCCTTTTATCCATTTTGTAGTTTCTTTTGCAACATTCTTTGGAACAATTCTATATGCATAAGTAGTATTATCATTATCAAAAGCGTTAGTATCATTTGTCCAGTTCGTACCTGCTTCACTACCAGAATTAAAATAAAACCAGTTTTGAACTGAAACTACTGACATATATTATACCTCAATTGCTTGAACCCATCCACTAGCTATAGTTCGTATTGAACAATAAATGTAAATAGAAACTTCTTTAATCTTTATTACGCCAACAGAATTAGTTCCGTAAACAAGAAATTCAATTTTCTTCAAATCCTTCCATAACCATGGACAATATTGAGTATCAAATGGATTGTTATAACCAACTATATCAATATAATCTGTATACGTTCCATTACCAATAGTTATATAAATCCCAACATCTTCTCCACTTATTGTAGCAATAAAAGTAGTAGAAGCATTAGTATTCTCTCCATACAAATAACCTCTAACTCCAATGATTGGCCCATATAAGTTTTCATCCACTAATGGAATAGTAAAGTACAAGATTGGAGTTGTAGAATCTGATTCTTCAGAATATTCTCCATAAGTATCAATAGATCCATCATTAATATTATCTATATTAATCCATGCTGTTGCATCATCAATTACAGTTTCTGGATACACTTTTATTCTGTTACAATATACTTCAATATATATCCAAAAGAAAAGATAAACATCTAAAGTTTTTGAAGAAACAACACTTGTGTTTTCTCCATATACTTTATATCCAAAAGAAAGATTCTTAACATCAGTCCATGAAACCAAAGATGTTGAATCAGAAATAAGATCATCTGTAATATCAGTAGTATGAAACATATAACCTGTAACTAATTGTTCTGAACCTTCAACTCCATTTAATAATGGAACTATATATGTTTTAACATTTGCATCTTGATTAATACTCACTGTATATATAGAAACAGACTTTATTGGAAAGTCATAATCATTGAATTCTGAGGTTATAGAAAAAGGATTTGTATAACCATAACTTATCCATTTAGTAGTTTCTTTACCAGAAGAAGCAGGAATAGTTCTTTGATAATGTTCATCAACTAGAGACCAATCAGCAGGATTAGCAAATGAAAGTTCATCATAAGAGGTTGAATCATAAGATGGAATTAAATAAGTTGTATAAGTTTCATAATTCATTATGTTAGTTTTCCAATCTTAACTCTTACTACTGCTGCATTATCAGTTACAATTATTGTATCACCAGACATTACAGTATTACCATCATCTGAAGATATAGTAACTAATCCAGCATCAAGAGTTCCTGTTTGAATATTACTTGCAGTTAACAATCCAGTTATGATCTTACCACCATCAATAATAGTATTGTCACAATCCGCAGCACCAACTGTATCTAATGCAGCTAGATCACCAAGTGTTGGTTTATCTCCTATATTAGCATAACCAGTTGTTCCACTTCTAAAAGTTACAGCTGCATTAATATCTACTTTATAAGTTCCATCGTTATAGAATTTGAATACTGGTGTTCCTGATCCTCCTAGATTAATAGTTTTAGCATCTAAATCAATTTGCATTCCTGCTGCTGCACCGTAATCTGAAGATTGAAGTGTTCCTGCTACTATGGTTCCTATATCAGCACTAATAGCAGATAGACTTTCTATAGCAGCTAGTTCAGAAATTAATAATCTAGAAGGAATGAACTCATAAACTATAGTAGTATAGGTTCCAGTAAAGTATAGTCTAACATACTTAGCAGTTATGTTATTTGGCCAACCAGCATAGTTAAATCCAGCAGCTAGTTGAAAGTAATTAGTTATAGCTGCTGCTTGATTAGCTGCAGTAACTAAATTTGAATTTGCATCTAAAGTATGATCTGCTTCTCCAGATAACCATGACCAACTAGATCCATCTACAGAATATCCAACATAGATTCTACCTGAAGCATTATTAGTCCAGATTGCAAGTCTATCAAAATAGTTTTCAATGTTATAAGCATATTGAATATACTTATCTACACCAGCTAGAACATAAGTAACTCCATCACTAGCATAGTTTCTATCATACAACTTAGCTAAAGTAACTGCAGTATTAGAATCACTATCTGTCATTGTTATTGAGTCTTCTAATTCAACATCTACGTTTATATCTGGAATGATTAATGGACTTGCTCCAGCAGGAATTTGACTAGCTGTTCCAATACCAAACTTATCATAAGGAACTATTCGAACATAGTAAGTAGTTCCATATGTTAATCCAAAATAGTTAAAAGTATTTACTGGATAGTTAACATAACCAATTACATCAGTTGGAGGATTTGCTGTTCCACCTTTTATAGCATAGTAATACATATCATTATCTGCACTATTAGCCCAATCTATTTGTAGATATCCAATCTTTGCAGTAACTGTTGGTAGTGTTCCAGACATATCAGGAGCTGGATTATCAGCTACTAATATAGCAGCATTAGGAGAAACTTGACCATAGACATCTATAACATATACTTTGAACTTAATTTGTCTTATTGGAGTTCCTGCATTATCTTCATTATTCTTTTCAAAAGTATAGTTGTAGTAAGGGAATTGACTTGACTCTTGTCTTAATAGTAAATCAGCTACTGTATAAACTACTATCCTATATTCTCCAAAGGTAGTAGATGTTGCATCATCCCATTCTATTTCACAATCTTGACCATCAAATTCATCACCACCACCTTTAACTTGAAGTCCAGTAACATCTTCAACTACAGCAGGTGTAGTATCAAATGCTTGAGGACCACTATATGCCCATGCAGAGAATCCAATAATACCAGATGTTCTTACTCTAAAGTTATATGTTTCTGTATATAGATTAGTTGGTCTCCAATCTAAAGAGTTGGTTGCTGTAGTTCCAATATCATAATAAGCACTATCTGGTTCTTTTACTTGAACTTGATAGTAGTTCTTTCTTGGATCTGTAGAATGAACCCAGCTAATTAATACTCCCCACTTATGAACTTGATTAGGACCTTCTACATAGTCATATAGTTCAGCTACTACTGTAGTTGGTGGTTCTAATACTCCATCTGGTAATCTTGAAGTAGGAGCTTCATCAAAGATAATACCTTCTTCAACTCTAGCATACTTATTTGGATCATATAGTAAAGCTACTATTTCATACTTACCAGGTTCTACTTCTCTATTAGTTACGATTCTAAATTGTCTTGTTTCTAGATTACTAGCAGATATTACCCAGACTGCAAATGCTTCTGCTACGTCACCAGCATCTATAGCAGCAAATGTTAGTGTCACTCCAGTATAAGGTTTAGCATTAGTAACAGTTACTTCTTTTAAAGTTCCTGCTGGAGTCTGAAATGATAAAGTATATGTTTCACCAGCAGATAAAGTAATAGCATTATCTATAACTAATTGTGTAGTTGTACATGATACTGTTCTTCCACCAAATCTAGTAGCTGCATAGTGATTATCTGCTACTTGAATTACTTCACCAGGAATTGCATCTATATGATCCCAACCTGCTGTATATCGAACTGTTTCTGTAGCATTTAGTTGTGTATCTAATAACCACTTGCCAATTCTTTTTGCTTGACCTCTAGATGTGCATCCAAATGCAGTTATGTCTACTGGTTTATATCCATAAGTAACTATACTATCTGCATCGTAATATGTTTCAATTGCAACTCTACCAAAGTCATCTAAGTCATTCCATGCTACATTTACTACTGTATTTCTTGTCTTTAATGAACTACCTTCGTAAGTAAATAGTCCATCAATAACATTAGAATTAGTTACTACTCTTGTAGCACTAGTTGGAATGTCTTGAATAGCTGATATATATGCATTTGAAAAGATAGGAAAGGATCTAAAAGTAGATGCCATATAAGATATAACTTTATAAGCTTCTTCTCTAGTTTGAATAACACCATTGAATGAGAATCGAACTTCTTTACCACCAAATCCATCATCAACTCCAACGAAGTCACCATTGTTATCTACAGCATCACAGTATCTAGCTATAGTGTATAAGGCATACTTATCTATATAGCTTTCATCAATACCAGCTCCATATCTAGTATTAGTTAATAGATCGTAGTAGACCCAAGCTGGATTATTACAATAACCAGTAGTAAAAGTTCCATTCCAAACACCAACATAATGATGAGTGCTTGGTGTATAGTTAGCTGGATACTTAATTTTCAATCCTTGTATTCTATATGCTCTATTTGGAACTGTATCGCCAAATTGTTCAGAATCTATTTCACATCCAACCAAAGCTGTATCTGGATATATTAATTTCTCATTAATAACAGTTGTATAAGTTAACCACCAAGTAGCATTTTGAAGCTTAGCTGAATCTGAATCTGCTGTTAATCTTTCTAATTTAATGAACCAAGGACCAGCTCCATAAGTAGCAGTCAAATCAGTAACTAGATAGCTTCTTTGATACTCTGATGTACACTTACCTGATATAGTTAAAGTTGTATTCTCAACATATACTCCAGTAGATTGAGGAGCTATTGAAATCTTTATTTCAACACTTGTTGCTCTAAGGTCTCCATTATCTGCTTGAGTTAATAAGGTAGGAACTTGAACTGTTACACGAACATCATCTATATCTGCATCATTAATATTTCTTATAGTTGGTGCTCCGTATTTCATTTCTACGTTAACACCGATTTCACTTTCTACTTTTGAGAATCTAGGAATATAGTCTTGAGTTGGGGTTCCATTTCTAGTCCATACAGTTACACCAGTAAAGTTAGCAGTAGCTCCAGTATATAAAGGAACTTCATTTAGATATATAGATTCATTCCCATCTACTAGACCTTCAATTTCACCTTCGCATAGTAAGTCTATAACTCTAGCTGTAGCTTTAGATCGTAGAGTATTTGGATCTTCTACAGGGATATATGCAGAACCTCCACCTCCACCACCTTTAGAACCTTCTATATCTTCTAGATTAATTTTGATTTCATCCATTATGCTGTCTCCACGACCTCTATAGCTGCTGAGATAATAGTTGATCCAATAATAAACTCCCCATAGCATATTGGAATTGGACCACCTTGTTCAGAAGTATTTACTGGACCTGTAAAAACAAAGGATGGTCTTTCATCTGGATTATTTCTTTCTGGAGGAGGTCCTGGAACTGGAGTAAGTAATTGAACTATTCCAGAAATCATTAATCCAATACCAAGTTGAATTAATGGAGTTCCAGCTCCACCACTATAAGCACTAACTATAACTCCAACAATAATCAGAATAACTCCAAGTATAACATTTAACCATCCAGATTTACTACCTTCTATAACTGGACACAAATGAAAGTCATCCTTACCAAAATTCATTTTCAATTCTTCAACTGGTAGATCTCTTCCTGATTCTAAAGTTTCTCCTTTTACAAATACGTAATAACCTTTCTTTAACTTCTGTAAGAACTTTGGATAGTTTGCTGCTAGTGCTCTAATAGTTTCTGCTGGACTAGATACATCGAATTGATGATCTCTACCAAACTCTTCTTCCAGATGCCCGTAAAGTTTAACGTTCCTTAGCATTTATTTACTCCTACATATCTCAAGTATTTCTCCATGAATCTTTCGTATATATACATTGGATCTTGTCTTGAGAATCTTCCGTATAGATGATGAAGTATTAGATTACCACCAACATAGATTCCACAATGGTTTAAAACTGTAGCTTGAACCTTAGCGAAAAAGAAATCACCTGGTTGTAGTTCTTCTTTACTAATGTAGATAAAACCTGCTTCTTCCATACCGTCTTCAAGCATCTTTTCTGGAATCTTTACTTCTCCAGTTCGTCTATCTTTTGACTCCCAAAAGAAGTTTTCTCTAGGATATTGAGGAATTAATATATCTTTTTGTCTCAAATAGTCTCGAACTAGACCAAAACAGTCATACGCCGAAAAAATAAACTGTCTACCTAATAATGTTTGAACTGGAAGTTGATCTCCAAAGAACCAAAATTGTTCAACTGCTAGATTCTTATTTAGAGAGCAAATACCCCAAGGAATGTTTGAATTTATTTGGCCAATCATATCTTTCTTGGATCCATGAGGATAACTATCATGACTATGAACTATACACTTTATTCTATCTACATATTTCAGATAAACTTCTGGACTAATTTTAAAGTCATTTAACTTGTCTTCTGCAATATTTTCACAAGGAACAAACTCATCTTCAAGAAAAAATCCACAAGCTTCATTGGGATACAAACTTCTTGCATAATCAATAAAACTATTCTTTAACTCTTGAGAAAAATACTCAAGTTGTGGACCATTAAAATAATCTCTCATTTATCCTCCGTTTTCTATATATCTATGACAAACTTTACAATATGTATTCCACGCTCTTGCTTCCATACATTTATAATCTTTTGGATCCAAAGTATTATGCATTTCTAATCTATAACCATCGTATTTTTCTCTGTGTTCTTCAAGTGTCATTCCACATCTTTCACATTTAGATTTACCAAACTTATCCCAAGCAATTCGGTGCCAATAAATAGAATCTCCTCCTTTCCAACTTGCACTTTTTTCTTTAACATACTTTCCTTTTAAAGATTTTGATATTTTTTCTTTAGTCTCGTTTGTAATTATATTTCCTATATTAATTAGTCTTAACTTTTCTTTTGTTTCTTCAGTAAGATGTCTTCCAGTCATAAACTTACTAATTTTTTTTCTTACTTCATCTCGTTTAGATATATTATTTTCACCAATCATATCTATTCTTTTTTTTCCAGTAATAGAGTTTCTAATTTTTTCTTTTGTTTCTTCAGTAAGATGTCTTCCTTTTAATTTAGATTGTTTTCCTTTTAGTGCTTCTCTTATTTTTTGTTTATGCTCTTCTGTTTGTTTATATCCCTTTTTAAACATTTCCAGATCCTCCATATATAAATTTATATTTTGTTCTGGAAATTATTAATTAAACTACGACTCACCGTCTCCAGGGTCGGCCCGCTCTGGCCACCCCTGGAAAAGCTCTTGTTGGTAATTCGTCTGTATCTAAAGGATAACGTAATTGACAATCACTAATTCTTCTACCACACTTATCATCTTCTGGATCAACAACTATTTCACCATCTTCATCAAAATAGTCAGTTCCAGTATATGGACAAGTAACTCCTGTATATACAAATGATCCACCACTATATATTCTGTATCTATGGGTACAAGTATCCCTTAGTATTTGTCTTCTAGGAATATATTGTCCAGTAAGATCTAGAAATGAAGTTAACTCCCATTGAATCATATACTTATTGTGACCAACCTTTCTATCTACTATATAGATATCAACTGGGAATTGAGCTGTTGGATCTGCTTCTGGTTCTCCATCTAAATATTTCTTGAATGTTCTTCTTCTAGTTAACTTTGCTCCAACTAGGTCATTCAATGAAGTTACTAAAGAAGCAAATGTTAAGTTCACATTAGCTACACTTATCTTTGGTCTTGGTTGTGTTCCTTCACTAGTTACTTCAAATCCTTCTAGCTTAACATCTAGTGGTTGATATTCTACACCATTGAAGAATACACTTGTAGATACCTCACTGGTAGCATCCGTTATAGTATTAGGAGTAAAGTAATATGTTATACCACCTATATCCGTGCAATCCAAATCAAATAAAACTACATACTCTCCAGGTTCAGAAGATTGAACATCCGAAGCTAATGCTGCATCTAGAGTCATAGATCATACTCCCTTTGAAAGCTTGCATTTAAACTATCTACACCACTACCTGTTTTAGTTCTACCCCATTCTGCACAACTCCACTTTTTACTTACTGCTTCACCAGGAGGAGTCCAATCGAAAGATTCCCAACCACCTCTAGCAACCAAGAAATCATCTATATCATCTATAGTTGTATCTTCATTTACAAATTCTAAGTCCCAGGTTTCATCTATGTTATTGATACCGTCTGCTGCTCTTTGTCTATATCCATCTCCAAACCCGCTTATTAAAACTTTGGGTGTAGCCTTTCTTGCTGCTCCGTATTTGGGTGTCCACGTAAAAGTTGCCATCTATATTACTCCTTATGCATAACCTTTATTAAGCATGCCCATTGGACGTTGTTCTTCCATTAATACTTCTTTGACTGCATCCTTCAACATCTTCTTATATATTCTACCTGTTCTTTCAACATCTTTAGGATCAGTCTTTCCTGAACCACCACTATTATTAACATTTACTGTATTATTAATAACTATATCTCTTCCACCACCCTTACCAAGTTGGTCATTAGGAATAATACTTCCTGATGTTCTAGGCATGAATAGTTCTGGTCCAGCTTCTCCAACCATATAAGGTTTGTATGCGGATACTGGTCCACCGTGTTGTGCTGTTGCTATACTAAAAGCACCACTTGCTACACCAGCTGCTTGACCTGCAGTCATTCCACTAGCTGCTGCTCCACCCCCGCCACTATAAGCACTAGATAATAAACTAAATATAGTTCCTAACCAACCACCACTTCCTGTTGCAGACTGACCCATAATCTGATCTATTATTTTCTTCAATCCTGCTTTTAGAAATTCATTAGCTAGATATGTTAACAAATCTTTAAACGCTTCTTTTATAGATTTAGTTCCCATAATTATTTCTGCCATTGCATCTGTAAGTCTATCTTTGGTCATATCTGAAAGATCTCGTAACACTTTTAAATTCTCATCTTCTAGTTCTCGTTTCTTAGCTTGATATATTTCATCTATTTTTTTCTTAGCTTCTGCATTATTTTTATGTAATTCTAATTGATCTTCATACCATTGTTGCAATGCTTTTAAATCTGCTTCTCTATCTTTACCAACTGCTCTAAGATATTCTATATCAAGTTCTCTTAAAGTTTTAATTGTTTCTCTTGTTTCATCTCTCATATTTCTATTTCTATCTTGATCCATTCTAATTAATTCTGCATCTATAACTAATAACTTTTCTTCCAGAGGAGTTAATTGTTTTAAACTATCTTGTGCTTCCTTAGTGTATTTTTTTAGTAAATCTAAATCTTCTTCACTCATTAATGAAAAATTTTTAGTTCCTTCTCCAGAAGGAGTAGTTGGTGTTGTTTCTTTTTTTGTAGGATTAACAGATTCTTCTGCAATATCTCCTATTTCATCCCACATTTTTTTAGTTTCTGCTATTTTTTTATTTAATTCTTCTTGTTTTATTTTTAATTTATCTTGTTGTCCAGCTAATTTTTCTGGAGCAGATAAGTTAAATTCTCCCATTCCAAGAAACGATTTAACCCAATTAGGAACTCCATCCCACATTGATCTTAAACCACTCCAGAATGCTTCTTTTATTTTGAATATAACATCATTCCAAGCATCTTCGAGTTTTACAAATAATATTTCTACTTGTCCAACCAACCAAACAAAACCAACGTGAATTGATCCTATAACATCAGATACTCCTTTTTGAAATCCTTTTATAGAATTTAACCACTGTCCAATTTCATATCCTATAGCACCAGCTGCTATAGCTCCAAAAGCCCATCTAAGAGCATTTCCAAACTTAATCCATCTTGAAGTATCTGTATATTTTTCTATAACAGGAATACCTTTAGTAAATTTTCCAGTAGCTTCATCTATATATGGTAAATAATGTTTCATTTCTCTAGTAGCATTTGCAGTAAGACCAGCCATAGATGATAAACTACCTAATATTTTTCCACCAAGAATACTTGCTCCTATAGCACCCAAAACAACAAAATTTTCAATTAGTAATCCAAAATTTCTATTAGCAACTTTTAATCCTTCATTTAAACCAGATAATCCAGAATCTTTTATAGTATTCCATAAACTCTTTAATCTATTATCAAACTCTTCTACATTTCTTGACAATTCTTCTGAAACAGCAGATTTAGTTTCATTAAATCTATCTCTTAATCCTGGAAGTATTCTTAATAATTCTGTACTTCTTATACTTAATAATTCCTGAGCAAGATATAACTTTGTGGTTGGATCAGAAACTTTATTTATTGCCCCAGCAATTTCAATAAATTGATCACTAACATTCATTTTAGATAATTTACTAACACTTAATCCAAGAGCTTCAAATAAATAAGATGCTTTTCCAACTCCTCTGCTTGCATCTTGAACATTCTTATTAACAATTTGAAATGATCTTACAAGAGTATTTAAATCAATATCTGCACCTTCTAATACTTTTCTCCATCTATCCAATTCAGAAGATGATACTCCTAATTGTGCAGAAAAGTTATTAAGTTGATCAACATATTTAAATAAATCCGTAAAAAATGATCCAATTTTTTGTGCACTAAACACTCCAGCAACAACTCCAGCTAACTTACTCCACGATGCACTCATTGCACTTGTAGAACTTTTTGTTTGAGATTCTATACCTTGTATCTCTTTCTTAGCTGTATTAGAGAAACTCTTTACAGTAGCTGTACCTTTATCATCTACCTGTAGTTCAATTTTTAGTGCCATCTTTTAAGTCCTCATTCCTTTTAGCTAAAGCTGCTGATAGATAAATCAGAATCTTTCTAAGAATTATATCCTCATCTTCTACACCAACTAAATCTATAACATACTTGATATTACCTATATTAATTCCTCCCATTCCATCTATAAAAGTATTCTGGAATTGAAATAATATATCTACTACTTCCCAGTTTTCTGGAATAACTTCTATAAAACCACATGCTACACAATCAGGAATAGTTCCTGACATCATCTCTTTTGTAGTTCTACATTCCTCACAACTTATCTTTCGCTCACTAGAGTTTCTCCAGCGGGCAACTTCGATAAGTTTTTTATTTCTTCCTCCGGTATAACTCCACTTCTTAATTCTGTAATCTTACCTGTAATAAAAGCAACTACTTCTTTATCGTATTCAAATACTATCTTCTTATTATCTTCATTACATTTAAGAGCTTTATCATCATCACCTACTATACCCTTCCAATCTAATAACGAGTAGTTGAAAATATTCCAGAAGTCTTCTGGTGAGAGGGTCTGTTCGGAAGGAAGTTTAGTAAGAGTAAATACGGTGAAAGGTCTTAGATTGAATTTAACATCGCTATCTTTATCATAGTCGAACCATTGTCCTTTAGTCTTTGATACGTTGATCTTTTTCATTGGGTTTTCCTCCACTAAAATACTTTGTTATTTGTGTAGATATTGGTAAACATAAACTACAGTCTGGTTTAATCTTGCTCATAGCTGCTCTGGTTTTGACACATTCGATGCAAGAAATTTTCTTTTCTGCCAACCATCTCAACCACAACAGCAATTCATAATCGTCTTTTTCTAGTAGTTGATTTACAAGTGAAATTGTTTTCATCGGGTTTTCCCCCTAGATATTATTTGTTAGTTATAACTTAGAGCTCCAGAACCAACTACATTCATTGTGAAAGTAACTAATCCCTTTGCTTCTGCATTAATAACAAATGAACTAATATAGCAGTTACCAGTGTAGTAATGAGTTCCATCAATATAGAATCTTAATGCTGTTTGTTCTGTACCAGCTAATACTGCTGCTCTTAATGCATTTTGTGAAGCGTCTAGGATATCTAGCATACCTTCCATAGAAGCACTCCAACTATTAATTACTGGTCTTTGCATTAACCAGTCATCACCAAACTCTGTAATATCTACAACTTCTCCATTGATAGTCAATGAAAAAGTTCTCATGCGAGCTACAGTAGTATTAGTAATCTTGATTGCCGCATCTTTACCCAAAAGTTCGCTCACGTGTTTTTCCTCCATTTGTTTCTAAAATAGAATGACAAGCCAAACAAACTGTCATCCATACTTTTGCATCCATCTGTTTATAGTTCTTTGGATTTAAACAGTTATGCATTTCTAATTTTTTATTATTAACTTTTAAACTTAAATAGTTAGAAATACCACAAACTTCACAGTATTTCTTTCCAAATAACTTTCTTGCTTTATCATGCCAATATTGTATATTCCCACCAACCCAAGCAGGATTTCTTTCGTCAAAATATTTTCCTTCTCTCCTTGATACCGACATTTTCTGTTTAGTTTCAATTCTTTTGGATTTCCTCATTTTTTCTATAGTATCTTTTTTATGTTTCTTCCCAAACATTCCATTCTTTTCACCCAAACAACTTCCAATTTTTCCTTTATTCCAAGGAATATTTCCAGTTCTAAACATCTCTTTATCCTCCAATCAGGACTAGTTTGAGAGTAAGACTATAGATTGGTATAGTCAAGAACCTGGCCAGTTCCTGTCCTCTCAACTCTAGTTCGTAAACTTTAAATTACCTGTTCCAGTTACGGTCATAGTGAAGTTAACTACATTCTTGTTTTCTGCATTTACAACATAGCTTGATATATATGCACCTGCTTCTGGTTCTGTAATTAGATCAACTTCATAACAACTAGTAGAATCCAAATAGAAATCTATAGCTGTAAGTTTAGTTCCATCTACATTAGCATCTCGCAATGTTGTTTGCTCTGTAGAATCCAAGTCTGTCATACCTTCTACTGTAGCAGTCCACCCGTTGATAACCTGAAGATTCTTAATCCAACTAGCTCCAAAAGCGGTGGCATCTACTACTTCACCATTTATTGTTAACGAGAAGGTTCTCATTCTAGCAACAAGAACTCCATCTACGTTTATAAATGCCCCTTTTCCTAAAATTTCTGACATATCTTTATCTCCTATATATTCTGGTGATAGAACACCCTAAGATTAAAAACGAACATGCTTTTCAAGTTATCTGGTGAAAAAGTAAACTCTGCTGTTCCAAATAAACTGTTGTTATAGTATGTGAAATCTGAAGAGTCTAAGAATTTCTCTAAGTCCTCAAGTAAGTCAAATAAATTTGAATAGTTACCAAGTCCCACATCTGCATAACCATATACAATAATATTCAATATCCTTAGTCTTTCTGAAGTTCCTAATTCTTCATCTTGAACTTCATCACTAGCTGCAAAGAAAGCAATAACTGGTTTCATTAATATATCATCGAAGTTAACTATACCATGGATAACTTGAGCTGGTTGTGTATTGTATCCATTTGAAGGATTGATCTTTGTTTCTATATCCGTCTTGATCTGCTCTAGTATTTCTTGTCTATCGCTCACTTTGGTACCTCTTTTTCAATAGCTAATTGTATAATATCCTTTATCTTTTCTTGATTTTTTGTAATGGCTGGAGTTAGAAAAGGGCGAGCAGGAATTGTAACTTTATCAGTTCTAACCCACTGGCCATTAACTTTAAACTGCAGCCACTTTGCTGTTCTAGGCACAATAGTCCCGCCATATTCATGAATTCTAGCATAAACAACATCGCTGCCTATAGTTCCAGTAACACTACTACCTTCTGGTTTAACAGTTGTATGAATAGATCTTCGTAACAAACCAGTTCCTACTTTTAGATTACCAGCTATTCCAAACGAAGACTTTGCTTCTTTCTCCACATAGAACATAGCATTTCTCATACCTTGAACCAAACCTTTATAGAAATCTTTTGGAAGTTCTGTAAGATACTTTATGCTTTCTGGACTTAACTTAAACTTTATATCTATCATGCTTCTACCCTTAACTTTTTGTATCTATCTAATGTAATCTTTGTAGAAGGTAACAAATCTTTTACTATATAGTTTGTAGTTCCATCTTGTGCACTCTTTGAAGAAACATCTAAATCCTTTCTGTGTTTATACTTTCTAACTACTTCTTCAATACATGCTTGTTTCAAATCTAAGGGTATAGTATCATAACCAGCACTGTATTCAATTTTGATACTTTGTTCAGCTATAGCGAATAATCCATCATAAACTATATATCTTTTATCTACTATTCTATAGTCATCTTCTCCAATAGTAGTATCGCTTCCCCATACCCAATCAATATCTTCATTAATTTCATCAACTGAATTAATTGGATAGTTTCTTGGGAATATATATCTACTTCCATGTCCATCGTGATATTCTATATAGTTCTTTGTTTTAAACTGTTCTACTCCACAGTAATTTGCAAAGAGAACACTAACATTATTGATTAGAGATTCAAATAAGCTTTCATCAGGTTCAGCAGTAGCACCCAATCCTAGAAAATCTTTAACATCCGCTACTGTTGATAGAGCATAAGTTTCTAGACTCATTCTTATCTCTCCTTACTTTCTGTATGATACTTGGTAGATTTGTTTCTTTTACTTCTTTACTTGAACACTTTGGGCACGAATCCAACTTGCTGAGCATTAATTGTCCACAACTATTACAAATCCAAACTGGTTTCTTTTCTAGCATGTTAACCTTTTGGAGGTAGAACCATTTCTAGTCCTACCTCCATAGTTATTCAGTAACTATTATAATGTACCCATTCTCACGAAGGCACTTGTAAATTTTGGTTTTCCATCCCATCTTTGAGCAAATCTAAATCTAACTTGATAGGTTGTGAATAAACCATAAGGATCCATTGCTAATGTCATGTCACCAAGTCTACGACCAATAATATAGTTCTTTAGATTTCCAAATGAAATGAAATCTGCACTTGTTGAGTCTGTAGAAGGTGCTGCATCACTTAGGATATATGGATATTCGTAAATAGTTCCAGGAACACCACCACCTGGATTTGCAAAGATTGGTTGACCTAAACTATCTTTGATAGTTCTAACATAGTGGAATACCTTTCTGTGCATAACAAATTTTGCACCAGCTGTTTTGTTATTTGCCATCATGCTGATTGCTTCTGAAAAGTCTTCTGCAATCATATCTGCATAGCTAGTTCCTGCACCTGCATTGAAAGTAACGTCATTAGCTGTACACACATCAAAGATACCATCAAATACATTACCATTTAATACTTCACTATCTAGTCTTTGACCAATAGCTTCTGCAAATAGACCTGTTAACCAAGATACAACGTCAATTTGAGCGTCGTCTAACATTTCTTTTGATGCAATTGAATATGCACCAAATCTAGTTGGTTGTAACACAACTTCAGTAACTGTTGGTTCGCTTTCTGAGTTTGCAACTGTTTCTGCAGCTGTATCAACTGTAACTGTAGTAGATTCTGCAGGTAGTCTTAGGGTATCTGTTCCCATATCCATAACATCGCATTCTGTTAAGCAGAATGAATTTAGTCTTGCTAGTGCTAGAATACCACCAGCATATTCTTCTGGTACTAAATAACCACCCTGACCAGCTGTAGTTTCTTCCATAGCTGCTTTTTGAATAACATCAATAACGAATTTTGCATATCTTTCTTTTAACTCTTCGTCTGCAAATTTAACTTGCATTCCTTGTTTTGCTAAATTGTAACCTTTGTAGATACTAATTCCTTTGCCTGCACCGGTTGGTAGAACCAACTTTTGAGCTGGCATTGATTCTAGCTTCTCTACTTTTTCTTTTAAACCTTTGTTGTCTTCTAGAGCTTTAGCAATTTGCTCTTTAGTAATTTCTTTTTGTTCCTTGATTTCGTTTCTAAGTGGTTCAATTATTTCTGTAATCAAACCCTTTAGTTGTTCCACATAGCTTTTATCAGCCATTGTTTTAGTCTCCTTTTATAGTTATTTTACTAGTCCTTTGATAACATCTTTACAATACTCTTCAAAAGAAGACTCTTGGGAATGATCCTGGGTCTCGTTCGACCGATCTTCCTGAATTTCCATGAAGATTTTATCTATATAACTCTCTATATTATTTTGTTCTTGTTTTTCTGGAGTTTTTGACTCCATCTTTTGTTCGACAACTTCCTTTCTATTAGTGTTCTCCAAACTTTTTACTAAGTCATCTATCTTGTCATTCAATATAGATAACTCTATTAGTATACTCTCTTGAATATCAACTTCTCTTCCTTCCATTTCTTGTTCTGTATCTTCAATCTCTTTTTGAAGTAACTCTTCTTGAACTTTCTTTAAAGATTCATTAATAGAATCAAACTCTGTTTTATCAATAGCTTTATCTTCAAATGCTTTCTCAATACCTTTTACGGTTACTGCAACTGCTGATGTATTAGATGGTAAAGGAACTGCAGAAATTTCTATTAGTTCAGACTTATTGAAAACATATCCTCCATTCTTTTCATCAAACATAGCTTCTTTCACATCTGGTCTGAAACCCATGCTGAATGAATTAATATATCCTCCAGCAAACAATTTGTATATAGTTTCTGCGAAAGGATATGTTTCAGCTTCTACAAACTTCATTTTGAATTTAAGATCCTTATCTTCCTTCCATATCTTTGTAGCTTTCCCAATAGGAGGTGAAGAATAGTCATGTGCCCAAAGAATTAGAGGATTCTTCTTGAAGTTTTTTAAATCAATACCATCAACCATAACTACGTCACCATCTCTATCAACTATCTGACTAGTAGCTATTCCTTCTAGAGTTCGTTCCTCTTTATCTGAAGATTTAACTTCTAGACTGAAATATTTAGTTTCCATGTTTATTTCTCCTACAGCCTTATCTTTATTATCATACAAAGAACTACAGACAGCAACAGCTTGATCTTGTTCTTTACCTTCATCTATTAGTTGAGGAATACATCTACCCATGAACTCTTCTTTTGACTCACCATCATGTGGTTTTGGCATTAGTGTTTACCTCTCTTCTTTTTTGAGTTCTTACTTGAACCTTGAGAAGTTTTCTTTTTCTTATTCTTACGTTGCTGTTCCTCTCTATCTAAATACCCATCATTCTTTTTCTTTTTGGCCATTGCTTTGTGCTCCTAATCTCTCTTGTCTCTCTTTATCTAATACTGCTGCTAGTGTTGATAAATTTACAAACTCTTTTATAGCTTTAGGTGACCTGAAGTTTCTTTCTAGTATCTCATATACTTCATCATCAATAATAACTTTACTTGGCATATTAGTCTCCTAAATAAATTTTTTTGCAGCAGTATAATAACCAATCCAATACTGCTTATTCCTAGTTGTTTTTGAATGACAACCATGACATAATGGAATTGTATTTTCTTTTCTATTGTCGTTGTGTTTATAGTTAATATGGTGAACATCTAATATGCATCCAAAAAGATGTAAACACAACATATTTGTTATACCACATTGAAAACAAGCATTATTATATAAATTTCTAATTCTTCTATTAAAAGCAGTTACAGTATTTATATTTTTTTCAATTAAAGAGTCTTTAACTTTCTTACTAGTTTCAGGATTCTTCATTGGATTTTGTTCACCCATCATTCTATCTCTATTAATTTGTTTCTGAATATTCCACTTCTCAGGACTAGTTTTAGATTGATGTCTATCTTTTAGCTTCTGTATATATTCTGGATTCTTATTCCTTTCAATAGCTGATAATCTCATCTTTTCTTTTGTTGCTTCACTTCTTTTTTGTCCAATTCTAGGACTAATTGCTTTTTTTCTAAAATCTGGATCTTTCCATCTTTCTTTTATTTGTTGACTCAATAAAATATTCATTTTTAGAACTCCTTTTATTTTTTGTTCTAAAAATAAATAAAGTGTAGATGCTATTCATTTGTAATGGGGATCAAGCAACAATGACAGTTGATTACTTGATCCGCACTTCCGCTTCCAGGTTCCATTTGTCCATTTTGGAATGGTTCATCTATTGGTATTGAGCCCTGTGCTGCATTTTGGAAGTGTTCTTCCCGTTCAACTGCTCCTATCCATGCTTTCTTTGGAACACCACCTTCTTTGTATTCTTTAAAAGTTGCTGTATTCATCAAACATCCAACTTCTGTTTTAGCAATTGTATTTGCTCTAGCAGTTGCGAAGTTATAAACTTCCTTTATACTTTCTGCTATACTAGATATAGAGTCTCCTGCTTTCATTCCTTTATGAACCCTATTCTTAATTTGAGCAAAGATAGTATCTTCTATTCCAGCTAACAAATTAGCTCTTGAATTAATAACTACAGTATCTAGAATAAAGTCTCTTGAATGACCTAGTAACTCTATGGCCATTTTACCAGATGTTTCCATAATATCTGCCATTAATGGAACAGTCATTTTAATCAACTTCTTTTTTTCATCACCAAATATATTTAAAGCTTCTATTAGCATTTGTTCTTCAACTATATCTTTTGTATGGTTATCTAAAATAGATAATATCTTTCTTCTTTGGTCAAAGATGTGTCTTTTAACCTTAGAATGAAACTGTCTTTCAAAGTTATTTCTTATTCTATTGAAGTTTCTATGATAACTTTTTGCCATTTCTGGAACTTCTAATTTAACTTCTTTTACTTCTATACTTTCAATATCCGAAATATATTCCTTCTGCGGAGTTACTTCTGTAGTTGAGTCTTCACCAACTTCAACTAAATTAATAGGTAGTCTTCTAACATCGCCATCTGGTTCTGTTTCTTCAGGCATACCTAGTTGTAATCTTTCATTAATCTCGTCCCTTGTATAACCTAGACTCAATAATCCAGCTGCACCAGTAATCTTTGTATTAATATCTTCTTGTAGTTCACCAATACTAGCAAAGTCAAATTGACATTCTAAACCTGGGAACTTCAACATGAAAAAGTCTGAATTTAGTTTCTCTTGGATACGAATTAATAATGGTTTAACGGTATTCTTCCAAAATACTTGACTTTGTGCTTGAGCTGTAGCGAAATTAATATCTTCAGTATAACCAGCAACTGTCTTAGGAACACCAAAGATAGATAGAACTTGATCCCTTGTAAACTTTCTACCTTCCAAGAATTCCATTTCTCTTTGTGTAAACTGAACTCTATTATAAGTCATTCCACCTTTCAGGAACGCTGTCTTGTGAGCATTCTCTGCACCTTGCATGCCTTGGTTCCATTGTTTCTTCAATGCTTGTAGTTCAGCATCCGTAATAGGTTTATCTTTATCAATAGTAATAACTCCATCTGGACTTGCACTATTAGCAAAGAACTTTCTATTATACAAAGCTGCTAAGTGATCTCCTTCCAGTTCCAACTTCACTGGATCTAATGGAGACAGTCCTCTATAACCTGCTGTAGTAAAGAAAGTGAAATGAGTTATATCTGATTCAGGAATCTCTTGTTTACCATTCCATATCCATGAGGTCACAACGCCATCCTTATCTACAACGTGTTTCATGAATTTTGGATTGAGAGAATAGATTTCTGCTGGATATGTAGATGTTCCTGCTTGCATTCCTACACTTGGAGAAAAGTAAAGAAAAGCTTCACCGGTTATATATAAAAAGGATATTAATGATTCCCATAACTCAAATCTAGATTGATATGGATTGGGAATGTTGAATAATCTTACTAGCTTATCAGTATCAGGAAGTGGTTCTTCACCTCTATAGATTAATAATGGACATTGAGCAGATGTTACAGCTAACATAGATACACACTTATGGACTAGATAGTTTTGACTATATGGGGATGTTAACTTATTTGGTTGCTCTAGATAGTTCAACTCTCGTATACGTAGAAAGTCTTCTGACCAACCTTTCTTTACTAGATTTTGATATATCTGCTTAATCTTTTCAAGCATTGATTAATTTCTCCTGTAGTAGGATACACGTAGTATACTATAGTTATTTGTTCTTGACCCAGAACTATTCTAGAATACAATCTCCAGTTTATCCTCTCCTTTACCCCAGTTAGTAAATAAAGCATACCTCATTGGGTCAAGTAAGTGATCAGCAAACTTTACGGGTTCTTCTATAACATTACCATTTTTATCTTTTTTATATGAATATGTTTGAAGTTCTTTAATTAAATTAATAGAACTTTCATGAATATAAAGTTTATGTCTCTTACAAAAATCAATTCCCAAATTAACATCTTTATTACTAGATCTAGCAAAGAATCCAGCTCTTTGAATTTCTTCAATTCTTTGTGGTTCTGCTGAATCACAAAATATACAATCCCTATCTCTTTTGCTTTCAGGAATTATATCTTCTAACTTTCCAATTAAATCTTGATTTGTTAATTTCTTTTCATAAAGAATTTCTTTTATATAAAATTCATTATCTTTAATTGAAACTTCAACAACTCCAGTTGGTGCTACAAATCCGAAGTCAATTCCATAACATGTTTCTTTAAATTTAGTTGGCCAATTCTTATCTTCAACTATAGTCCAATTCTGATAAATAAGATCAAGTAGTTGCCCCCACATTCCTTTTGCATAGATAGAATATAAATTCTCATCCTGTTCTTTTAATCCTTCAAGAACTTTTTTATATACATTATCTAAAAATCTATTATCATTATATGTTGATAAATGAATGTTGCAACTCTCTTTTTGTTTTTGAAAGAATGTTTCATAAACCCAAGATAGTTTTGAAATTGGATTACAACTAAGACAAATCTGTTTATAACTTGGAGTTTGTCCTCTTATACGCAAATCTAATTGAATAAAATCACCAACATTAAACTCTGTACTTTCTTCTAACCATGCAGATGTAAGTCCTGCAATACTTTTAATTTTAGCTTCATCATCCATTCCACCACACATTATTTCTGAATCATTAATAAATTTAAATGTAAGATCAGAATGGTTAATATCAACTATATCTTTAATATTCCATTGATAAATTAGATCTTTAAATAAAGTAAATACCGACTTCTTACAAGCAGGTGAAGTTTTACGTAAAGCTAATATTCTGTGTTTAATTCCTTTTCTCATCCCAAGTAATATTCTTAATAGAAATTTTTGAGCTATAAACCAAGACTTTCCAGATCCAGCCCCTCCAAGAAAAACTTCATATCTACTTTTATCTACAAGTAATGGATAGAAAGAATCATTAATAATATTATGTAGTTGTGATAAATCCAAATTTAGTTGCATTTATTTTACTTCCACAAATTATAAAATTATATAAATTTTGCCAATATTCTCTATTAAAATTTGCTGTACAGTTACAAGATACACATATAGTAATTAAATTATCAAGATGACAATCTTTTTTATTATAATTTATATGATGAATTGTTAGACCTTGATTATATACTTTAAAACTTAACATCTCTGTTATACCACATCTTTGACAAGTATGATGATCTCTATCTTTAATTATTTCTTTAAAATATTTGTCTCCCCATATATTACAATACGGTTCAAAAGCAATTCCTCCTTTCCAATGACAACTATTTGGTCCTGATATTCTTGCTAAATATTCTGGTGTATTAAAAACTTTTTTTAATTTAATAGATAATTTTTCTCTAGATCCTGATTTATACATTGGATTTTTATTATCTGATATATCAGAATGATTTTGCGACATTTTTTTCCTAACTTCTAATCTTTTTGCTGGATTTTTTTCTCCTAAAATTCTTTCTCTTTTTTCTTTCTTTACTTCTTCTTTACTACAATATTCTTTATATTTTATAGACATTTCTTTAACAACAATATTTGTTTCTTTTGTAAGTCCTTTATTCCATGGTAATTTTCCTATTCTAGCTGTTCTTAATCTTTCTTTCTCACATTCTGTTCTTATATATTTACCAACTTTCATTATTCTATATCCTCAACATCTATATCTTTAATTTCCCCAGTAAAATTCACTTGTAATACTTTTTGCTCAACTTCAGCCTCAATTCTCTGAACTGGTTTTCCTGCTCCATATGAAATTAATAATTCTAGTGCTTTAATCTTATCAGAGTTTCTCCATTTTGGAAATCTATCTTTAGATTTCTGTTGGTCATAATAAGCAATTTCTACAAGTGAATTAAATAAATCCCCACAATCTTCACCGCATAGTTTCTTAAAATATTCCTTAACTGGATCTTTCTTTCTATATCTTCCTGTAGTATTTGGATTAACACCTTTTAACCACCTACCTTTCTCGTCGCGTAATACTTCCGTATTTTTTGGGGAACTTTGTTCTATTACTTCAGGAACAAGAACTTCGTCCTTATCCTTATCTTCCTCTGCCATATCTACTTCTCCAATTCACTTATCAAATCTATGTTCTCAACTTTTGGTTCTTCTTTGATAAAGTATCTTTCTAGTAACTTTAGATATTCTGGTCCAATTCCTTTTATCTTCTTTACTTCTTCTTCATTATCAAGCAGATCTGTTGTTCTTATAAATGAATTATTCTCCAACAACTTGACTAATTTTTTTGGTAGATTCAAAGAATTTATTTTTATTGAATCTTCAAATTCATTTGCTCGATCCAATAGTTTTAGTAATTCTTTACCGTCGTTTGCATTAGTATCTATTATTAATTCTTCAACTATAGGTTCACCTTCTTCAATCTTCTTTTGCTTATCCCTCTCAAGTTGATATTTCAACTTTCTCATATAGTATTCATCATCCCTGATCTTTTCACCAAGGTTATCCATTATTTCTAGATACTTTTCTCTTGTAATTCTCCTAACTGTATCTCTACCACATTTGGCACATATAGGAACACCTGCTCTTCTTGAATGGTATCCTATTCTACCACAATCACACCTACCTAAAATTGGTTCATTTGGATAATCTTTTCTAATAATTTTATCAATTGAACCACAGTTTTCGCAAAAATTTGTCTTTTTTTTGTCAGTAAAACCACAAATTGAGCATCTAAATAATGTATACATTTTCTATCTCCTTTTCCTGAGAATGTGTATATTTGTTCTCGTTTTTTTTCTAGAACAAAATTATACAAATGGAGGTATATATAGAATGATTTGTCAGTATCAACATAAAGCAGATGGTTCAGAAACTGAATGCGATCCGAAGTATTGTCAGACTTGGAACGACGAAAAACAAGAATGTAAAGAAAAGGAACCTTATAAGTATCCAGAAAGGAAAAAGAATGATAGCGAAAGATGTGATATTCAGTAACACTGGATTTAGAGACGACATAACTCATGAACAAATATTTTGTCATTATTGCAAAAAACTAATAGCGAAATTTAAAATTGGAAGAACTTTTTGCTGTTCCGAATCAAAAATTAAATGTAGTTACTTTCAGAATCTAGTAGAGAAAGCAGAGCAAAGAAAAGAAAAGAATCTATTTACTACAAAAGGACTAGAAGATAGTGGTGTTCCAAAGAACTATTTGAAGATTTGGGGAATACTTGGACACCCCAACTGTGAGATTTGTAACAAGAACTCTATCCTACAAGTTGAGGTTGAAGGCACACTACCTCATTTACTATGTATTAATAATCCTAAGAATATCAGCATCTTCAATAAGGATAACTGGTTGGTTGTGTGTTCGTTGTGTTATTTGAAAATAAAGTATGAAGGTATAGAACTAGAGAAGTTCTCAAAAGACGAACTTCGAAAACTACTTAAAGAAGTAAAGAAAGAAAATCTGGAGTTGATATCCAAAAACTTTTAGAACAAAAATATATAAAATGTTACTTCCTATCTTACTTATTTTCTAACCTCCTTTCTTGGCGAATGATGAAAGTCATTCATTTACTTGAGGGGACAGGAACTGGCCAGGTTCTTGATTAAAACCTTAGATTTAATCTCACCCTCAAGTTTAACTAAATGTCGCTAAGGAGACAACAAATGTATACAAGAACAGAAGAATTCAAAAGAAAAATATCAGAAATAAGAAAAGGAAAACATCATTCTGAAGAAACTAAAAAGAAACAATCATTATCTAATAAAGGGCAAATTCCTTGGAATAAAGGAAAAAAGAATTGTTATTCCAAAGAAACTCTAGAAAATATGTCTAATACTCATAAAAAAATGATTTGTAATAACAATTCTAATCGGAAAGGTGGAAGTAATACTTTCCTACATGATAAAGCTAGAAAATACTTCTTTACTGGTTATTGTGAAATATGTGGAAAAACAAATGAACAAGAGAAAAAATATATTGGTCATGGACTATCTATGCACAATACTCTAATTCCAAAAGATTATACAGTAATGAATATTAATGCTTGGATGTGTGTTTGTCAAAGTTGTCATCAAAAAATAGAAAACCCAAAAGGTAAACAATGAAGAAAAAGAACATAGCAAATACAGATAATGTTTTAAGAATAGTTGAAAAACTTACGCCATTTCTATCTATTAAGAAAAGTGACTATATCAAGAAAGCTATTATTGATTGCTTGAAGAAAGATATTGTATTGTTTGAAGAGTTACTACCAAATGAAGTTAAAGTTATTTCAAAAGAACTAGCAGAAATGGAAGCAGCAAATAACAAACTTATTGAAAGTAAAAGAAAGAAATCTTTACGAATAAACAACATAGAGGATATATCTTATTAAGGAGACTCGAAGTATTTTCAGAAACGGCTTGATGTGCCATTACATCCAAAGATACTTCTAATACTCCTTTCAGTTCGTTTCTCAAAGTATCGAGAACAAAATACTAATGAAATACAAAATTGCGTTACTTGTATTTCTGGTTCATAATTCATTATTCACAACTTCTTCGGATAGTAGTGAAGGACAGGGCTTGATTCACCTTTTTCTTCCATACAAGAAATTACTTCACTACTATCACCTTTTAACCTGTATGGAGGTATCAAATGACTAAGCTCGAACTTTTCAATCTAGCAAAAAACCTACATAAAGAATGGAACAACATTAAAGAATCTTCAAACAAAGAACTAATAGAACTAAAGAAACAAGAAATCATTACGTTTATAAAAGAACACTTTGAAGGAAGTAATGAAAAATACAATCTATTTATTTTAAACTACGATAGAAGAATTCCGAAAAGAAACTATCTCGAAAAATCAATAAAGGATTTCAAAACAAACTATGTAGATTTGAAGATGAGTAATCTTGATGAAGAAGAATTTCAAGCAATGAAGTATTTTGAAACTTTACTATACAACAAAAAATATCATCGAGTTGGATTTACTCTTGAAAAGAAAAAGAAAGACGTTACAGAAAAGTATGATATAACTATACAAAGATTAGAATCTATATGGAAAACAAGGATCAGTTACTTTAACAATGCAACAAAAATAGTTGAAGAAATAAAGAAATCTTCAATGAGTTCAAAGGCGTAGCTAGATGAGATCAAATAAGTTCAACAATATCAAATGGTTACTTTTTCTAGTAGTTCTAAAATGTAGTCATCCCTTATTATAAGGACATATATAGGGGCTAATACCCCGAAAAAACAATAGAGTTAAAGAAAAAAAAAAGAAAAGACAAAACAAATGAACTACTAGAAATCTCAAATAAAAAATAAATTGGCTCAAGGCCATACTCCGCATACGCGTTAATCCCAAGCTAATAGTTCCTACTAGCAAAGCAAAATCCACTTCCAAATGGGATGAGCTAGCATTCCCAGCTAGCAACTTCCAACCTAAGGTGTTAACCACGCCACGTTCAAGAACACAATATAGATAGATAGTTGCTAACTCGAGTAAGGTTGCGGCGCGCGTAGTCAACTTTTTCTAAAACCAACCAAACTAAGCAATTTCAATACAAATTAATTCAATTAATTCAAGTAGTTACAAACCCCAAAAACCGGGTTCTGAGTAAATACAACGAGTAAAAAGTTGCTATTTATCTTCAATCGTTTCAATAACTTATGGAGGATAAAACTTTGAGTTTAAGATCCTTCTTTATCCACCTTCTTAATCCACTTCACATATACTGTAGACTAGTAGATTTGACCCACCAACGTAAGCTTTGTAAGCAGTTCTGTATCTTCTATGAAACCTTTATTTTCAAACCTCTGTTTTTTAAAAAATAACTATAGATACATTAAGTATACTAAAATTAATGGGTTATCGTTCGTACTGATATCTATAAATTTTGAGAACAAACACTTGAGGAAATGAAAATAAGATAGGAGGTTCTACTAATGAAAAAACAAGTATTAGTAAAAAACATAATCGTTATTGGAAAAGAAAGATTACCGTTTTACTTTCCAACCAAAGACAATAAACCCAAAATCGTTATCGTAAAATGAGGATACTAAAATGAATACTATTCAAGATAAATTCTGCGAGTGTGGACGACCAGCAGTTATATACTACAAAACTGCAAATAGATATGGATGCACAAAAAATCCACATCAATGCCCTGGTTACAAACTAAGACGTACATCCGAGAAAGCAATCCAAAGAATGGAGGATAGACAAATACTATTAGATCGGGTTAGTAGAGGTGAAGAAAAATGTATATATTGTGGTGGAGTTGCTAAAGGTATAATCGAATCTAAGTTATTACCTATATGCCAAGAAAAGAATCAACAATCCTGTCCAGAATACAAGAAAAGAGCTGGAGCAAAGATTTCTAAATCTTTAAAACAAGCTTACAAAGACAGACCAGAAATGATAGAGGCCCAACGAAAGATTGCTTTTGAAGTTCATAATCGTCCAGTTGTGGTGTTGAAAAAGATTAATACAATGAAGAAACTTCACAAAGATCCTGAATTTACAAATCACTATAGAAATGGAATCAAAAAGTATTTTGATGGAATAAATTCTAAACTTTATAATAAGCTTCATGCAGCAGCAAAGACCTTATTCAGTCATGGATGTTGCTCTATATGTGGAATTACAGAAGAAGAATGTATAAGCAAATACAAGAAAGGTTTACATATGCATTGCTTAACAGACATACACATAATGAAGAAGGAGAATTGGCAAGAGTTATGTGGTTCCTGCCATATGAAGATTCATGCAATTCTAAGAAAGCAAATCAAGGAGGGAAAGTAAGATGTCAAAACTCAACGATAAAATTACTTCTATTGAACAAGAGATGCATAATCTAAAAACAAATAAACAAGAAGATGTTGATACTTTAAAAGACTGCTTATCAGACTTGGATAGAATCAAACATCATCTAAAAGAACTTGAAGAATGGATTATTTCAGGAATCAAGTTTCTAGAATAAGGAGGTGTAAGATGGAAAGATCATTATGGATCTTGATAGAGGAATGTGAAGAATACTATTTCTTTCTTTACATTAATAAGCATTTTGAGTGTGGGGACTTTTAAAGTTCAGTCGTTAACAAAAAGAAATAGAACAAAATACTATAAAACTAAAAGGGAGGATTTTTTCATGAAGAAACTATTTGTAACTGTATTATTAATCGTTGGAGTATTAGCTTCTGGATTGAGTTTTGCTCAATCAACTGCTACTTCACAGGGGACTATTAATGGATTCTCATTTGGATCTAGTGCTACACTACCACAAGGAACATATGGAACTGTAACACAACCATATAGTGGAACCATTACAAGACCTGGTGTTACTGGAACTTATAGTGGTAGTTCTACAGTAATTCAAACACCGCACTCTTCATATTCATCTAGTTCTGGATCTGTATCTGTTAGAACCACTAGATAAGAAACAAACTACAAGGGCAAGATTTAGATATAGTCTTGCCCTTGAATCTTTTAAAAGGAGGATTAGAAAAGTTATTTCAAGGGAGAGAAAAGAAATGAATTTGATAAAATTTCTATTGATTTTAGTTGTATTTGTTCTAATTCAAGGGTGTGTATCTACGAATTCTAATTACAATACAACTAGAATACTAAATGATAAAGGTCAAGTTATAGGTTACGAAACACCTACAAAGGTTATGGATACTAAAGGTAGAGTTTTATTCTATAAAAGATAGTCTTAGTGTCTAAAGTAAGTAAATAAAAAAGTAAAAGCTGAAATGATGAAAGCTACTATACCACCAACTACACCACCAGTTTTTCTTACAGCATTAATCTCTTTATTACTAACATATCTTTCATCACATGCATTAATTCTACAAGCACATGTTTTCTTTATTTCAGCAATATCTTTTTTGATTTCTTTTAAGTCTTCTTTTGTTTCTACTTGAAACGATTGTAATGATGTATATAGATGAACAAGAAGATCTCTATCATTGTTGAAAGGGAAATCTGTCATATTATTAATCTCCATATTGTATTTTTCTTTCTATTATCATATGGCAACTCTGACAAACACACATCCATGCATTAATATTCATAACTGTATAATCTTTTGGAACTAGAGTATTATGCATGGATAGAGATTTTCCATTTTCTTTAATTTCATCTTTATTAGTTTTACCACATATTTCGCAATACCCAGTAAAAAAGTATTTTCTAGCTTTACTATGCCAATAGTCATAACAACCACCAGCAAATCTTGAAATCTTTTTTAAATTTTCTTCAGAATGTTTCTTTCCATAAAAAGGATTTTTTTCACCTTTCATTTTCTCTGAATGTTCTGGTCTTTTCTTTCCAAACATTGGATTTTGTTTGCCAACATTATATGATTTTTTCATTTTTTATTCCTATATAGATACAGCTCGAATTAGAGGGAAGTTGGCTTCTTTAACACTACCTGTATTCAATGTTACTACGAAGTTCAATCTATAACGTCCATCAGTTCCTGGATATTGTAAAGTTACTGTTACTATGTTATTCAATTCACTGGGAATACCATCTATCAAATCTCCAGTAACATCTTCATTCTTATCATTGTATCCAGTAACATCTACACTAGATATAGTTGTTCCGAAGGGCGTAAATCCATCATTAGCTTTAGCACTTGAACAAATCGTGAACTCAAAGTCGTAGGGAATAACATCATTTGGAAGTAATGTTATTTCTGAAGTTCCTTTGAAATTTGATAGTGACATTTCTTTTCTCCTATATTAATATGTTCCTTATTTGACCTTAGATAGAAACTGGTAAATTTCTTCTAGACTTACATAGTAATAGTTTGCTTTTATAGTATCTATAAAGTATACACCTGCTTCTGTAACTAGATAGTAACTTTTCGATATAGTATTGTAGTAGTAGGTTCCATTATTAGTTACAAATTGATATACACCTTCAATCCCGGATGGAATCCACTGGTTCAAATCAGTTTTAACCCACTGTAATAGATCTGAAGTTACCCATTGTTGTAGATCATACCCAGTTAGAATACCCATAGTTTACTCCTTACGAATTGAAATGGCATGGAAATGGACTACTAACTTCTCTAGTATAGTATACTACAAATAACTCAAATTGATTAACACTAATTGTTCCATTAGTATCATACCATCCAAAAGCACATCTTAAGTCTACATTATTTACAATAGTCCAACTAGTGAAATCATCAGCATTATAACCAGATGGAGTTGATGATCCATTATAATATTCTGTTATAGCATCTCCATAATCATCTTCTGTTGTAGATATAGATAAAATACCATCACCAGCAATACTACCAAAATAATCAACCCAGTTACTACCGTTATTAATACTTACTGAAATAACACTATAATAATATACTGCTGCACTAGCTTTTAACTTTACTTTAGTTCCAACAAATTTTATTTCTCCAGAAGTAATAACATTATCATGTCCAGTAGCTCTTAATAAATAAGAATAATTTGGACTTGTTAAAGCTACAGTAGCATAATTACCATCATTATCATCCCATGCATAAGCAGAATTTGTCCAGTCAGTATCATTCCATGGAGAAGTAGCACTAGATGTTGATCCTGCATTGTAATGTATAGTAGTAGTATTTCTAGTTACTGTTTGTGTTGTATATTCAACTTTAACATATAATTGATTACAATAAGCAGTATAAGAACCAGTAGATGAAACTGCTAAAATAATATATAAATCTTCAATATCAGACCATGTTATTTCACTATAGTCATATTTATAACATTCAATCCAAAAAGTTTCTTCTGTATTTATTTGTGAGTTTTTTATATTATCCCCAATTAATAAATTTGAACCAAAAGTTGGATTTGCAAAAGTTATATCATCAGTACCAATCATAAAATATGATAAATTCAAATTACTACTCTTAATTTTACAACCAAACCAAACTCTTGATATAGATCCAGAATAACCAGAAGTATTTATAGGATCTCCAAATAAATATTCACTAACTCCAAATCCAGTAAAAACAACACTAGCTAAATTTCCATCATTATTATCATAAGCATATTCTGGATGAGTCCAGTCAGTAGATCCTTCATCACCCATACTACCAGAAGTGCAACTAAAAGTATGAGTTAACCAATTTATTGCTGGCATTAAACTAGATCCTCATCAAGCGAAGTTTTCAAAATAGCAAAATTTTGTAAAGGTTTAACTTGAATGAAAGCATCTCCAATAGCTTGAATCTTTGAATACAAATTTGGTTTAAGTAATAATATATCATAAGGAAGATCTTTTATCTTTTGATAAATTTGTTCATGAACACTTCTATAAGATTCTAAATCTTCTTTTAATATATTTTGTAATAACCATTCTCTTTCAAATATTACTTTAACTATTTCAAATCCTCTTGGAAATCCTCTTCTAAATCTAATCATATTAATGTCCTCCATCATATTGAACATCAATACAACTTTTACAAATAGTTCCAGAAACATCTTTGGATAGATGTGCTCTTCGCAACTCTCTAAACTTTTCTGAATACCATATCTCATTTAAAGTTTGTGTTTTCATATCACCCATAATCCAATTTCCACTAGCATCATGACAGCAGCATGTGAAAGATCCATCTACCATTACATGACCACCAGTAAATAATGACCAACAAGGAAGTGGTTGAACTGGATTATCATACATACCAACATTACCAGGAGTCTTGATATTACCAAACTCAGGAACCTCATTCAATAAAGGTAACCAATAATGCTCATCTACGTAAGGTAGAATATGAACATTTAATAGTGGTTGCATCTTTTCTACCTGTTCATCATTGTATCTAATACTTGAAGCATACAATCTAGTTTGGTATCCATTCAGCTGTCTAGATTCATATGCTGCTTTTACATTATGTAGAACCAGTTCAAATACTCTTTGAGCATCATGTTTTGGGATGCAAGTCATGCTGGTGAATTGCTCTAAATCTGCAAAGTTAATAGACCACTTTAAACTATCTAATCCTCTTTTCATACATCTATTAACTTCATGACCAGCAGCAACAGAACCATTTGAAGTTAGAAACACATAAGGAATTTGAAGTTCATCTTTTAGATAACTAATTGCATTGTATAGAATATTAGCACACAAGAAAGGTTCTCCAATATAGAATAAACCAACTTCATTCACACCACATTGTTTTAGATCATTAGCTATCTTTTTGAATAAGTCGAAATCCATTTCTGGTTGAGGTGGAGTTGTTCTTGTAGTTAATGAACAATAGGAACATTTGAAGTTACAAACCGAACATAGTTCTATCTTCACACTCTTTGGATAAGGTGGATCTTCTCGTAAGTATTCAGCTGGTAGATTTGCTACATTGAAAAGTCTTGTTGTAATTTTTTCCATTATGCTTTGTCTCCTACTTTTGGAACCATTTTGATTATTATCCTTCTAATCTTTCTTGGTGGTAGTTTAGTATCTGCTTGAAATTCATTTACTTCTTCAACACCAGCAGAAAGTAGATCAAAGTATTTACTTAATCTTCCTAACCACCACTCCATACTTTGTTGAATTAGATGTGTGTTTCTTCCATCTGGTAAAGTTTTTCCACTCTTTCCAGTATTTAGAACTACAAAACACATTTTCTTTGTGCATCTTTTCAAGTCTTGTAATGTTTCTTCAAGAAATTCTGGTTCTATATGTTCTAATACATCTATACAAGTAACTAGATCTGCTGGTCTAGCACTTCTATCTTTACCTTCAATTGCTGGATCATATTCCCAAATTGGAAAATCCAACGCCATTCCAAGAGCACCTTTACCACATCCATAATCCAATAAAGTTCTTGCATCAATATCATGATACAAGTCTCTAACTCTACTAATATAGTTAGCACCACTCAATCCATAATCAGGATCCATAGAATGTAATAGTCTATTTTGATATATATAGTCTCTAGATATGGTGTTAGGTGGAGTTAGAAATGCAATACTTGAAGCTGGAACTTTAACATCCATTATTCTATCTCGCATCTTATTACACGCCATATGTTGTATCATTCCGGTTCCATGTAGAGTTATTGCTACATCTGGAAGTAAAGACCACTCATGAAAAAACTGTTGTGCACATAAGTAATATGCTGGAGTAGTGTAGTATGTTATTCCATCTATAACTGTAGTTATATATTCCTTTGGAGCATTTGGATGTTCAGCTGCGTGTCTCAATCCATCCTTCTCAAAGTTTCCATCCATTCCAAATAAGTGAATATTAGTGAATCCTAAGAATCTACAAATAACTAAAGCTCGTAGACCAACATTACTCCCACCAGTTATAACCCATTCTCCCTTTGGAATTACTTTTAAAACTTCATCAGCATCACTACCATCATATCCATGCCATAAAGTAATGTTAGCATTGTGACTTTCTAAATGGTCAAATAGTTTTGGATGACAAGTGCTACAGATTAAGAACTCTGTATCAGGACTAATATCATCCCCTATCAATGCTACCTTATGTGGTCTCGGATCTACATCTACATGATAAGTTGGAGTAAATCCTTTCTCTCTAATAAACTTATGTGAACCACTACAAGTCATTATGTATTTGAAGTTCTTTAGATCAGGCCAAGATTCTTTTAAACTAGGTCCAAAACAAACTAAAGCTATTGGATCTGGTTTAGTTACAATAACTGGTTTGATTCTTTTCTTTACTCTTTCTATTGATAATCTTATTTGCTCATCTTTCAACCAGTTAGGAATACAGTATTGAGCATCAATTACTTCATCACCTTTTATTTCTTGTCCAACTACAAAAGGTTTTCCATTAATAGTTGCAACGGGTTTTCCTTCTTGAAAAGGTTTTATATCTGACATTTTCTTTCTCCCAAAAATGTTTTAAGCTACTTTCCAGAACCTCATATTAGAACCAGCTTTCATTGTGCATGTTAAACTTGCTGTTTCAGATCTAAACATTATTTGAACAGAACCACCAGCATTTACTAAGCATGCTCCTCTCATGAATAATGCATAGTTAGTTCCTGCTGCTTGAACAGTTGCAAATTGAACACTTGTTGATCCACCAGCATATATACCAGTAGTCATTGCTGATACTGCTTGAGAAGCACCTGCTGCTCCTGCTGCTTCAATTGTAGCTGCAAAGTTTGTCCAAGATAAAGTAGATAGTGACATTGTTATACCAATACCACAAGCAGTAGATGCTGATTGATAAATGAAGAAAGCTTCAAAGTTATAATAACCTCCAGCCGCTAAGTTAAAACTAAATCCAGACATATTAGTCATTGCTGCTGTTCCAGTTACAACTTGATCTCCAGTAAGAGCATACTTTAAAACTGTTTCTCCACTAGAACCTGAACTTCCACTTGAACCCGATGAACCACTAGAACCTGATGTTCCACTAGACCCTGATGAACCAGAAGTTCCACTACTACCTGAACTACCTGAAGTTCCTGATGAACCATTAGATCCTGAAGTTCCTGATGTTCCACTTGAACCACTACTTCCACTACTACCTGAACTACCAGATGTTCCTGAACTACCACTTGATCCACTAGTTCCTGATGAACCAGAACTACCTGAAGTTCCGCTTGAACCAGAACTACCAGATGTTCCTCTAGTTCCTGAAGTTCCACTAGAACCACTTGAACCACTACTACCAGATGTTCCTGCTTGAACTAATAGTGTCCATCTACCAGCAGATAAGTCATCTGCAAATGTTCCAGAAGTATGATCTGTTTCGCAAACATAACCACTACCATCAGATTGAATACAATCATTCTCATGATATGCAGTAGATGTTGCCCATGTTCCTTCCCAAGGATAAGGAGTTCCACCTGCTGCTCCAGCTGTTCCTGCTGAACCAGCTGTTCCACTAGATCCTGAAGATCCACTTGTTCCTGAACTACCACTACTTCCACTAGTTCCAGATGATCCACTACTTCCACTTGATCCTGATGTTCCTCTTGTTCCTGATGTTCCACTACTTCCACTAGAACCAGATGTTCCACTACTTCCACTAGATCCGCTAGTTCCAGAACTTCCACTACTTCCTGATGTTCCTGATGATCCGCTACTACCAGATGTTCCTGAACTTCCTGATGAACCACTTGAACCGCTACTACCATTAGCACCAGAACTACCACTTGAACCGCTACTACCATTAGCACCAGATGATCCAGAAGAACCATCAGCACCACTACTTCCACTACTTCCACTTGAACCAGTTTCTCCAGATGAACCACTAGAACCACTACTTCCTGAACTTCCTGATGTTCCTGAACTACCACTTGATCCTGAAGTTCCTGATGAACCACTAGTTCCACTTGATCCTGATGAACCACTAGAACCGCTTGTTCCTCTTGTTCCACTTGTTCCTGAACTACCAGAAGAACCAGAAGTTCCACTAGAACCACTAGAACCTGATGTTCCTGATGACCCAGAAGAACCAGATGTCCCACTACTTCCACTTGAACCTGATGTTCCACTAGATCCACTACTACCTGGAGCTCCTGTAGCTCCTGAACTTCCACTTGAACCACTACTACCACTAGTTCCACTTGAACCACTAGATCCACTACTACCTGGAGCTCCTGAACTTCCACTTGATCCACTTGAACCACTACTACCACTAGTTCCACTTGAACCACTAGAACCTGATGTTCCTGATGATCCTGAACTTCCTGAAGTTCCAGATGAACCACTAGAACCAGATGTTCCAGATGAACCACTACTACCTGAAGTTCCACTACTACCTGATGATCCAGAAGTTCCACTAGAACCACTAGAACCTGATGTTCCTGATGATCCTGAACTTCCTGATGTTCCACTAGATCCTGATGATCCTGATGTTCCACTTGATCCAGATGATCCTGGTGCTCCAGTTTGTCCTGAACTACCACTTGAACCAGAACTACCAGATGAACCACTACTACCACTTGTTCCTGAACTTCCACTTGAACCAGAAGTTCCACTTGAACCACTAGAACCTGAACTACCTGCTGGTCCTGGTGCTCCTGCTAAAGATACATCCCAATCACTAAATGTTCCTACTCCAGTTGTAGTTGTAACGTCTACTATTAATTCTCCAGTTAATGGATTGTATGATGTTATAGTTCCTTCAAACTTATGAGAAGCATCATTAGCAACAACTATAGATTGTCCAACGGATAATTGCAATCCAGTTTCAACTGTTAATGTTTGAGGATCATCTCCTAAATCTAATTCAGTAGAAGATGTAGTTGTATATCTATCACCTGCTTGTCCTGCTGTTCCAGAACTACCAGCTGAACCAGATGAACCAGAACTTCCAGATGAACCTGATGTTCCTGAAGAACCACTTGAACCAGATGTTCCTGATGATCCAGAACTACCTGATGTTCCACTAGAACCTGAACTTCCACTAGATCCAGATGTTCCTCTAGTTCCAGAAGTTCCACTTGATCCAGCTGATCCGCTAGTTCCAGAACTACCACTTGAACCTGATGTTCCGCTTGATCCACTTGAACCTGAAGTTCCACTAGAACCGCTACTACCAGTTGAACCTGAACTACCAGAAGATCCAGAACTTCCAGATGAACCTGATGTTCCACTTGATCCTGCACTTCCACTAGATCCAGAACTACCTGATGATCCACTAGTTCCACTTGAACCACTAGAACCAGATGAACCTGAACTACCAGATGTTCCACTAGAACCACTACTTCCAGAACTACCTGATGTTCCAGAAGATCCAGAACTACCTGATGTTCCACTTGATCCAGATGAACCTTCAGCACCAGATGATCCTGATGAACCAGAACTTCCACTTGAACCAGATGATCCTGATGAACCAGAACTACCAGATGAACCACTTGTTCCTGAACTTCCTGAACTACCACTTGATCCACTAGAACCAGATATTCCACTAGAACCACTACTACCACTTGATCCAGCAGCACCAGCTATAGCAGTCCCACCCATACCTACAGCTATTGAATGGTCATGGTCAGGAAGACTTCCTCGTAAATTTGAACTAACTATACCAACTCTAACTGTTTCTAAATTTGAAGTAATATCTTGAGAAACAGTTGTAGTTTCTATTACACTAATATCTGCTGTAGAATCATAATATACTTTATATATATTCCCAATTTTAATACCATCAGATTTACAATCACAACGAACACCTCTTCCAGTATTGAATAGTAAAGATTGATCTCCTTCTACGTAAAATCTTTTACTATCTAAAAAGAAAGCAGTTATTCCGCTTGACATTTAGTTTCCCTCTCAAATAATACCAAGGAATAATAATCATTCCAAAAACTTCTATTAATATTAGCTTTAGAATTACAAGATGTACATGTTGTTATTAAATTAATTGGATCACAATCTTTCTTAATATAGTTTATATGATGTAAATAAAGAGGTTGATTATAAACTTTTAAACTTAGTTGTTCTGTAATACCACAATTTTGACAAGTATTTCCATCTCTTTTTTTTATATCTTTTTTGTATTGTTCATCACTCCAAACCTCACAATATGGTTCAAAGCTAATTCCGCCTTTCCAATTAGAAGATAATGGACCAACATACATAGATAATTTTCTTTTAGTTTCTTTTTTATGTTTAAATTTTCTACCTTTGCTTTTTTCTCCAATTTTTCTTTTTGTTTCTTCTGAATGTTTAAAACCCAAAGTATAAGTATTTCCTTTCATTCTTTTAGATAATTTGTTTTTATATTCATCAGAATGTGTTTTTTTAAACATTCCGTTATTTATACCAGTATTATCATAGTGATTTTTTTTCTGTTCTTCAGTCCATTTCCATGTCTTTCCATAAACAGGATTACCTTCTCCACATCTTTTTGCCTTTGCTTCTTCTGACCAACCTGATGACATTCTTTAATCCTCCACCAGAAGGGTTCTATATATATATTTGTTCTGGTTTTGTTCCTGCAAAAAGTTTAAAATTTTGTAGTAGAAGTTTAAACA